GGGCAGTCCACGCAGCGTTTGGCTTGCGGATTGGCCGACTTGGAATCAGGCACTTCGCCATCAGCAGACCAACAATCCGGTATGGTGACATCACCACCCTCTGTGTACTGCTTGAGGTAGAAGCTGCGAGACACTTTGGCAGCGGCGTTGACGATCACCACATTCATGGTGCGCTCTTCGTTCTTGGCAATCTCTTTGCCGTTGACCATCATGCGCCACACACCGCCACGGATGGAGATGCGCTTCATGCCCCCACCGCCGCCACCCATCAGCGACTTGGTTACATCGTCGATTTCCAGTTCCTTGAGATAGGAAGGAAGCCCTGTGTCCAACACTGCAAGTTCGTTGCTCATTGTTGCTCCTTATCGTTTGATGATGGTTACGGTTTGGTTTACTTCAGCATTCAAGCCGGGGGGAAGCAAGTGCGGGTTCTCCTCAAGAAACTGCGACATGTTTGTGTTGTTGATACGCTGATGCATGAGTGAGAAAGCGTCATTCTCCTTGATGAATTTGTAGAAAGAATCCCAGTCAGAAGTCCAAAAGTTCTTGCTGACCCTGCGGGAGACAGTGCCGTATTGAGTACGGATGGTGGATGCACCTTGCTCTTTGCAGATTGCAAGCAGTTCGTTCGCCACAAGATCCAACTGTTCTTTTAGTTCTTCGTCTTGCTTCGCCAATTCACGGCGCTTGTCGCGGATCTTGGTGTATACCCGTGCCAGTTTTTCGGCTGTCGGTTTGTCGCTCATTCGCACTCTCCTTTTGTCAGATTGAATTAAGTATGGGGGCTGTGTATTACACTGTCAAGTCCTCTTCGATTTCATTTTTGTAAAGTTCAACGAGTCGGTTGTGGATATCCATCTTCTCTGACAACATCTTATATATACGCTTCTCGACAGGGCTGCCTTCAATGTGCACAACAGTGCATGGGTTACGTTGACCAGCGCGATGCACACGAGCGTTCGCCTGTAGATAAGTTTCCGTAGATGTGATCGGTCCCCACCACACCACCACGTTGGCAGCGTGGAGAGTTACCCCGTGCGCGGCAGCTTGGGGCTGAATGACGAGAACGTGTGGTGATGCTGTGGTTTGGAACGAATTAAAAATATCTGTACGTTTGTTGACTGGCACCCCGCCGTGAATCATTTCACATTCAATTTTGTTTACACGAAGCTCTGAAGTGATGATCTCGATGGCATGTCTGAACGGGGCAAATACAATAACTTTGTGGCTTGCTTCCTCGATGACCTCAAGTAGCGCACTCATCCTGTTCTTGGCGTCGAACGCCACAGTCTCACCAGTATCCGAGTAGACCGCGCCACACGACAATTGAAGTAATTTATTAAGATTGGCAGCAGCATTGATTGTTGTAATCTCCTCCCCGGCTGCGTGCGTCGCCATGTTCTTGCGAAGTATTTCGTAATACTTCTGTTGCTGTGGAGTCAGGGGGACTTCCCGCGTCGTGTACGTCATCTCCGGTAGGTCAAGGCATTCTTCTTTGGTGAACCGGATCGCGGGTTGCAGGGCTTCGTGAACCGTACGCTCGGCTGACTTCTTTGGTATCCACTTGAACTGTGTGATCTTGCTCATCACCTGATCACGGAATGACCCAAAAAACTTTGGTACGCCGTTGGGGTTGACGATCTTTGCCAGTCCGTACGCATCAACAGGTGACTGGGCAGCGGGTGTTCCTGTCAGCATCCATACCCAAGTCTCGGGCTTGATCAGTGAATTCAACACTTTCCAACGTCTCGTGCTGACATTTTTGTAGGCGTTGGCTTCGTCTACCACGATTAAATCGAACGCTGCTTCTTTTACGGCGTCCGCAATGATTCCCAAACCGTCGTAGTTGATGATCACGTATTCAGCTTCGGACTGCACTGCGTCAATACGCTTGTCTCGTGAATAACTGTGGGCGATAGCCACCGTGCGGTGCATGGCAAACTTGAACAGGTCTGCTTCCCATGCGGATGACATGATTGACAGGGGGCAGATGACGAGCACCCTGCGTATAGCGCCGATCTTCATCAAGTAGTCGGACGCCCATATCACGCTTGAAGTCTTGCCCGTGCCCTGCTCGTTGAAGCAGAACGCACGGCGGTGCATGGTGAGGAAGGCAGATGTGGTGCGTTGGTGGGCGAACGGCCTGTACAGTCCGGGCCAATCGTAATGCGCCTCGATGGGGGAGGGCACGTTCTTCATGCGCATGTTCTTGAGGACTTGTACTTCTTCCAGTCCCCACTTCACCAACACTTCGTGTTCGCTGATCTGCTTTGACTTCGGGATCACCGCAGTGATACGGCTTGGCTCACGTACCTTCAGCAGCAGCGCTTTGTTTTCTATTATCTGCACACACTCTCCAATGGTAAAACACCCAAAAGTGGTCTTTTGAGTTGAAAATTCTTGGCTACTTACGGTAGCCACTCGGTCTGCTCACGCTCCTAAATAACGCGCAGACTGGTGTGGTTCTTGGGAGAGTGACTTTGGGTCACGATGCGTTTCATACACTCACACCTGAATCCGAAACGCACTTCCAACGAGACTACAATTTACCGCCGAGGCTGCACCGTGTCAACCCCGTTTGCGTTCTTTTTTGCTGACCTCGGACACAAGGTTGCCTTTGCTGTCACGCTTGAACGAACGGTTGGCTGACCGAGACTGCACCTTCAACCCGTCACCGTTCGTGCCGCCCTTGTCGAGTGCTTTCACGTGGGCAACGTCCATGCCATCACCCTTGCGGACCTTGCCCTCTTTCATCAGCTTGTACCGCGCACGGTTACGTGCCATGCGCTTCTTGACCTGTTCGGGAGTCCCTTGATACCGCTCGTACTCCTGCGCGTAGTTACGCTTTGCCATTTAATTTCTCCCTTCGTGCAATTTCTCTTTGGATGTACCAAGCCGCCTTACGCAGATCTTCGATAGCATCGTTTTTAAGATCGGCTCTCCAAATATATTTTACAGCGTTTCCAAGGCAGAAGTTCATATGTTCTGTAATGTCCACACATTCCACCCCGCTAGGATGGTTCGTATAGTGCTTGGGGCGTTCAACCGCGTCGTGGATTACATCCCTCAAGGTCTGCTCTTTCATGCTGACTTTTCCTCATCCTTCAAGAAAGTATCGAGCGCCTTGATCGCCGCTTGCACCTTGGCTTCGTCATAGACCTGATTCGGTCCCGACCATCCATCCCCTTCAAGGCGGCAAGTCAAAAGCGCATCAAGAGCAATCTGCATCGCATCCGCTCGGGTCATTTACTTACCCCTCTTTGGTTCCCAATGAGTACAGTCGGTAACAGGACACCACCCCTTGCATGTGAAGTTTGGGCGTGGGTTCCATACATCCAGTTCCAACGCCTTCTCCAACCGCTCGGTGTCTTCAAACCATGGACGCCACATCACAAACTCATCGCGTGCATGGAAGTCGGCTTTTACAAAATCATTTGCCACAACAAACAGAAGTCCTGCTTTTACTTTCTGCACTTGTGGGAAGTGCTTGAACACCGACAGCGCCATCAACTCCAACTGCTTCACATCTGCATACTTGGATGACTTGCCCGTTTTGTAGTCCACGATCCAAGCGCGGTCAGGCTGAAGCACAATTAGATCCGCGATACCCCGCCACCACACGTTCTGATCCAAGAATTTGCACGGCTCCAACTGGTATGTCAACCCCATGCGAAACTCGCACAGCTTTTCCCCCTCCTTCTCCTTCAGCGTCTGCAATGGACGCTGCATGAATTCAAACTCTTTGGGGATCGGGGTGTCGTTCTTGATGTATTCCTCCGCAGCCTTGTGCGCACGGTTTCCATAGATGATGGCATCCGATAGCGGTTCGGTTATGTCCTTCTTAACTTTGAGTCGGTAATACTTGTGCGGACACTGCTTGAACAGGTCAAGAGACGAGTAAGACCATGTGTAACTAGGCTTTGCGCTCATATTTTTTTCTCGGCTTGATGGCAGCGATACCCTCTTTGTCGGGCGTGATAGCCCGTGCGGTCATCATGGCATCTGCCATTTCATAAGCCCGTACCGAAACAAATTCATCGTCAGGTAAATTTTTTCCTATCAACCCCAACATGGCAAACATCGCCATGAAGTCACGTAGGTATTCCTCGTCTTTGCTCATGTTGCTCCTTTTCGTGAAGGATTGCGGTACGTGCGAGTCTTGCTTCAACGATTGCGTGAGTCGCTTGTATTAGTGCCTCGTTGTAATCCCGTGCCAACATCGCGTCGTGCAGCTTCTTCAGTGCTCGTTCCGCTTTCATGCACGGCATTGCGTAGTCGATGATGTCGCTCATTCATATCCTCAAATAAATGTTCAATTTCTTTTTGATACCGCACAAGTAACGGCAATCCGTGAAAGATTTGCCCCGTCAGTTCGATGGCTTTTTCGTGAGCCAAGTCTGTTTCCCATATGTCCGACAATATCTGCTTTTTACCCGCAGCTACCAATTCATATGCCCGACTAGTGCTTACGCGAAAAAACTTACCGATCTCTTCGTATGTATAACTTTGCCGTCGTAGATAAAGAGCAAAGCGCCGTCTAATTTTTGTCTCGTTTCTTTTAGCACTCTCCATAACTCTTCCCCATTCCCGATTCACAATTCAAAGGTAACGTCTGCGCCCAATCGGGACGCCAACGCATGCACTCCTCAACGTACGCCCGAGCCTCGTCGGCTTCTTCTTCGGGTGCAACACAGCACACAGCGTCGTGTACTGTCAAGACCACCTGATACTTATTGCCGATTTTCAGCATCTGTTCGGCAATCACGCACCGTGCCAAGGCTTGGCAGATGTTCTCGGTCAGCTTGCCACCATAGATCTTGACCGCGCCTCGCCGTGTGTCATAAACATATTCCTCGTTGCCTTCAGGGGTAGTAGTTGTACGTACACCTTCATACCGCTGCCATAAACCACTTGGTAGGAGAAACCCCTGTCTACGGGCGTCAAACTTTACGGCATCAACAACCCCGTAGTCAGCCGCATTGTTCGTGACCATTGCCTCGATGCACCGCTGTCCTTGTTTCCACAACGCGGGGATGTGCTTGTACGTACCCCGATAGACGCTGATGATGCGTTGGGCTTCCTGCTCTTCTATGTCCACACCGAATGTCTTTAACTGCGCCTGAAACTTCTTGGCGCCCATGCCGTACCCCGCGCCAAGAATCGTAGTCTTGCCGACGAACCGTTCTTCCTTGGTTACTTCTTCGGCGGGTTTGTTGTAGATGGCAGAGGCCATGATCTTATAAACATCTTCACCCTTGGCGAACGCTTCAACCAAGTCATCCTGCCCCGCCAACCACGCCACCGTCCGCGCTTCGATCTGACTGGAGTCGCAATCGATGACCACGTAGCCCTCGGGGGCTTGAATGGCTTTCTTCAACTTACCGGCGTTCTGCCCACGGCTCGGAAGATTCTGAAGATTGATCTTGTCATCACCGCCCCACCGCCCAGTATGGGCTGCGTAGTATTTAATAGGTACCGGCAAAGGACCACGTTCGGAGATTTGTATAAACCTCTCTGTACGTGTTTCCTCAAGAGTGGTCTTGGTCCCCAACCGAGCACCGACCAAGGTCTGTATCTTCGGATCAGGATGCTCAAGCAACGCCTTGAAGTTCTCATCGGTTT